CCCACCACCACCGCCGCCACCGGTCCCCCGGTTGCCGCCGCCGCCCATCTGCCGATCGACGATCTGCTGGCTCATGATGTTGCGCCCGGTGTTTTGCATGCCGATGATGCTGTCGCCGATCATGGCTTGTTGGCGGGGGGATTCGCTGAGGAAGCCTTTGATCCATTCCGGATCAAATCCCAGCTGGTCGCCGTGCCGCTTCATGAAATCGCCATAGGCTTTGCCCTTGGCGTCGGCCGCCTTGTTTTCGGCGTATTGGTTGGCGAAGCTGGCCATCATACTGCCCATATCGTCGCCAAAATTCTCCATCGACTTCATGGTCAGCGTCGCCGCGTTGTTGGCGCCTTGGGCGAGGAATTCGCCGCTGCGGTCCTGCACTCCTCCTGCATTGTAAGCAAACATAGTTTTGTTCTCCTGTTCTGTTGTTAAATTATTCCGAACCATTTGGCCGCCGGTCCTAGCGTGGCGCCCCACGCCAACTCCTCGCCGCTGTATTTGCCCGACGCAACGGTGCCGATAGGGTCCATCATCAAGGCACCGCCGGCGCCGCCGAAACTGTCGCCGGTGTTGATGAGCCAGCGTGTCGTCGGTTCCATCACCGGATGCGCTGCGGTGACGGCAGGCCCGGCCATGCCGCCGAGACCATAGTAACCCATCACGCCTCCGAGCACGGCCCCGCCGACTTCGGCGCGGTTATCGCGGTAGTTAGTGCCAAAGCCGTCGCGCTTGTTGCTCATGTTCGGGTCGTTTTGGTAATTCATGTGGCCCGCCGCCGCACCGGCCATGGCACCGCTGGCCGCGCCGCCCCAGCTTCCGCCGCCCATCTTGCTGCTGCCGCCGTCCTTGCCGCCGCCCATGAACTGCTTGGCGATTCCGCCCATGCCGCCCATGTCCATGCCGCCGCCTTGGTCTTGGCTGGCCGCCTGCTGGCGACTGGACGCGACAACGCCCCACGGCGACACACCCGTCTGGTAGCTGCCGTAAAGCTGCCGCGCTTCCCGCGGTGATAGCTGCGTGCCAGCCGAAAAACCGTTGTCTTGCAGGTAAGTATCGAAGCTCATGCGTTAGCCCTTGAATCCAGATCCTACGGTGTATCCTTTTGAAAACATTGCGTCTTGCTGGGAGGCCAGCGCCGTTGCCAATGCCTGTCCGATAACCTGCGGCTTGATGGCTAGGCGCTTCTTGCCTTGGTAGTTCACTTCCTCAACAGCCTCTGGAAGCACCTTCTGCACCTCTTGAGCCATGAAGCCTGTATGCTTGGGCGCATCACTGCTCTCGCCTTTGAAGCGATATTCGTAGGTCTTGAGGCCAAGCACGCCGTCTTCGCCGGTCTGTTTGATGTCTTTCTTGAGCCGCTTATCGGACAGGGTTCCTCCGCCTGAAAAATAACCTCCGGCGAGCGAACCTAATCCCTGTGCTATTCCGCCGAACATCGCCATCTGGCCAGCATTCTGCGATGCACCGGCTTGCATGGCCGCAGCCTGCACGGCGGCATTATTGTTGAGGGCGGTGTTGCGCATGCTCATGCTCATATTATTATTGAAGCTGGCCACGTTGCCGCTTTGCGTCAGCGAGTTGCCAAAGATGCTGCCGACCTGTCCGGTGGTGTTCGACAGGGTGTTGGTTCCCAACTGAAACGCCGGGCCAATCGACTGACGAAACGGATCAAGCTCAGTATAAGCACCAGCTAGTCCAACCCGCCGTTGCCTGCGCGCCAGATCCATCTGATTGACGTTGGCCGCAAATCCACGGCGCGCATCCAGCCGCTGCTGCCCATAGGCATCGCGGTTAAGGATCTCCGCCGCGCTGCTGCCCATGCTGGCGCCAAGGCCGCGAGCCGCAAAGGCTGCGCGCGCAGACTGCGAGGCTTCGCGCTGCTGCTCCGGTGAGAGCGAGCGACCGAGCATAAGCTCTGATTCCGCCTGACGTTGCAGCTCGCCCTCGATGGCGTTCGGCGCGGACGCCGCTTGCAGCTCCTCGCCGATGACGCCGCGTGTGCGCTGGAGGTATTCGTTGTTGAGACGACCGGCGAGCTGGTCGGCGGTCCCAAACTGCATGTTGATGTATTGCGGGTAAAGCCGCTTGATCGACTCCTCTTCTGCGGCGATCTGTGCATTGGCCACGCGGATCGACGCGGCGGCCATCTTGTCGTAATCAATCGGCGCCGGTGCCGCTGGCACTGGTTGTGGCGCTGGCGCGCTTGGTCCTTTTCCTCCCATAGTATTATCCTCCTGTTTTGCTAATTAGTTTGTTCCAATCGTAGACTCGCGGCTCAAAGCTGCCCCTGCGGCACCATGCCGCGTATTGCTGCGGATGCGGCGCCACGCGCAGACACTCCCGCACAGGGTTTGTGCCAGCAGTGCCAGCAGCCAGAGTGACGAACCAACAATTCGGCTCGCCGCTTTCAAAGGCTTGCTCCTCCGCGTTCCACCGCAACTCCGAGGCAAGCAGAAAGACTTCCGGCGTGGCGTGGACTAAGCCGGACGACAAATGCTCGCCGACTGCTTCCCAGAAGTCCTGCGTCGAGTGGTTGTCCCACCAGTGTTTTGCCTTTTGCCATGGGAGCATCACGCTGCGCGGGCAAGGAAGCCGGACATAAATGTGCCCGTTGAAGTAATGGCAACGGCGGCGCTTCCCCCTGTAAAGTGATACGCAAACAGCTCAATATAGTCTGTTGTTCCGTTGAGGTAGACAAGGTCCGAGCCTGTTGAATTAAAGCTACCGACCAAGCTGCCCATCGACACCTGACTTCCGTTTTTGTATAGGCTTACCTGCACGTTGGTTGCGCTTGGCATTCTGATCCCATAGTTCACTTGGTAGTAGCCAGCGACATTCGGCGTAAAGCGAGACGATGCAAAACAGTTCGCCGTGTCCCACTCCTCAGTGGCCAACGTAACCTTTTGAGCCGTGTTGTTTGTTATTGTTGTCTCTGACGACGCATACGCCCTAAACGCTGGGCCAGTTGTTGCCACATTGCTTGCCAGCTTGGCTTGAGTCACCGCCGCATCCGCAATTCGATCAATCGGCAGCGTGCCGGTCGTGAGCTTGCTGGCGTCGATGCCGGTGGCGAGCTTGGCGTTGGTCACTTCGCCATCTGCCAGCACAACAGTGGGCGCGCCGGTTGAGTTGAGTTTCGCGGGGGTGACGGTTTCGCCTGAGACCCAGTTGTAAGATGCTGTAACTGTTGCCATGATTGTTTTCCTTTGTTGTTAGGCTGTGGTTTGGCTTCGCTTCGCTTCAGCCTGTCTCGCTGCGCTCGGTTCGGTTGCCATAGGAGTAGTTGAGAGTTGAGGGTTTAGAGTTGAGGGTTAGGCGGCGTTGCGCGTCTCAGTCGGCGGGTTGCTCGGCCCTGCCGCCTCGATGCTGACATTGCGGATCTCCGGCCGGTTGGCCGTGGTTAGAAATTCCAGTTCGGCGTAGTGTGCCTTGGCGCGGATCGGTTGCTTGAGCGTGTAGTCTTCCGCGAGGCCGGACGTGTTGGTCTGTCCCGGCACCAGCGTTATGGTGGCATCAGGGTTGATCGTGATGGCTTTGACCGTGACCGATCCGGTGTTGGGCAGGACGACATCGGCGAGCGAGCGGACAAAGCGTTTCGTTGACATGCTGCCCATGCCATAGCGCCGGGTGACAATGCGGCCGGGGACTGGCGTGATGACATCGGCCTGCACATCGGGCGACTGGTCGCCTTCCTCGATCTCGTCGAGGAGCATGAGGCGTCCGGCTTTGTTGCTGACAAAGAGGCGGCGCTCGTTGGCGCGGGTGGCGACTACGAAGTCATCCACGCCGAAGCCGTAGATGTCGCGGGTTTCCCACTGGTCATTCAGCGCATTGTAGAGAAACACACCGTTGTTGTTGTCCGCACCGGCGAGCGGGACAGCCAGATAGTAACGGTTGCTATACCAAAGGCCGACCGAGTTCTTGAGCAGCGTGGCGTTGAGGTCTTCGAGCTGGTTGGCGATGGGGTCGCTGAGAGGCTTGGTGTCGCCGCGCAACTTCAAGTCAAGTCTGCTGTCGAGGCGGTAGACGCCGGAGTCGCTGAGGAAATAGACAAACTGCCCCGCCGTGGCGATGGAGCGGCGAGCCGCGCAGCCGACCTCGTCGGTGAGGAGCGTGAGCTTACTGAGAGCGGTGTCGATGGCCGTGCTGGCGCCGTCCACGCTGGCGAATTGATTGACCTCGGCCAACCAGATAGACTTGCGACAGAAGACGAGGAAGCTGTTCTCCACCCACGGATGGACCGCGACGACGAAGTCATTGCTGCCCGCACCGGCGCGGAAGGACTGCCAGTAAGGATCGTAGGTGTTGGCGTCCAAGATATCGCTGATGAGCACGTTGTTCTTGCCGTCCGGCAGGACGAGCCGGTTGTTGACGTAGGTGCCCCAAGGCGTCGAGCGCATGGTCTTGAAGGTCGCCGACATTCCGGCGGGCACGCCTGCGGGACTGCGGACAAACGCAGTCGTGACGCCGTCCCAGTAAAGCGGCGCCTTCACGCGGCGGATGGTGCGGCCGCTGGTCGTGGCGTCGGTCGCAGTGCCGGACGGCACGGTGATGGTGAAGGAGTTCGTTGAGACCGTGGCGATGTCATACTCCACGCCGTCAAAGGCCGCGACATTGCTGCCCTCGATGCGCACGCGGGCACCGGCAGGGAAGCCGTGGCCGGTCAGATTGACGGTCGCCGTGGTGGACGCCACCGTGATGCCGCCGGTGGTCACGTTCTTGATCACCCAGCCGGGGCGCGAGGCGTCGGCTTCGCGGAAGAGGTAGAGGCGGTCGTTGGCCTGCGTCATGGAAATCGTGTCGGTCGGCTCGATGACCTCGTCCGGTGAGGTCGGGTAGCCTAGCTCCTGTGGGAGCACGCTGATGACGATGGTGTCGCCGTTCTCGTCTACGATCTCCTCGCTGCCCTGCGAGACGGCAGTGACAAGGAAGCCGCCCGCCCAGACACCGGCGAAGGATTGGTTGTCATCGAGCAGGATAGTGTAAGCGCGGTCGCCGCCAGCCAGCACGACGATCTCTGCGCTCTGCACCTGATCCGGCGAGCGGTAGACCGAGGCCGCAAAGATGCCGCCGCTGTAGACGCTCTGCACCACCGGCGCGTTGGGCGCAGGATTCAGCACAAAGGGCACCGTGAGCGGCGAGCTGGCCACGCTGATGGCGTCCGCCATGCGCTTGGCACCCTTGCGCGTCACCGCCACGCCACGATCAAGCCGCATGTTCTCGCTCAACTGGAGCATGCCAGCAGGCAGCGCAACCGGATTGATGCGCGAGGCATAGCCTGCAAATCCGGCGTCACCGTCGCGGAGGATGGGGCTTTCGAGGGGCATTAGCGGTTAGCCTTCATACATGATGTTGACCGAGCCTGCGTCGAAGGTGTCGGTGCCGTTGACGGTGGTTATGCGGACACGGTCGAGGGTGTCGGACAGTGTTACATCACCGCCGCCGACAATGGCGTTTGTAGTGGCGTTTTTTCCATAGTGTGAAGACACCCACGCATCGCTTCCCAATGTTGCAATGGTCATTATTGCGGACACTGTGGTTGCTGCGTTGCTTGTCCACATTACAAATCCGCTTGTTGCCGAAGCGCCATTTGTAATGGACGCATTATTTAATGTGTTGCCAGTAGAAGTGTAGCCGGATGCCGTTATTGATCCTGCTCCAATTTGAATTAGAAGATTGCTCGTTCCATTCGTGCTAACCCCATTTAACATCACCGTAATCCGTTTCACCCAAGACGGAATTCCGGTAAAGTCGATGCTGGTTCCACTGGTGGTGTTTTGCGCGGTTGCCAGCGTGAGCGGCTGAGTCAGCATCGTCGGCGTCACCTTCGCGCTCCCAATCGCCGTCACACCGGCATTGCTGATCGTCACATCGCCGGTCACGGCAACCTTGGTCGCCACGTTGCTGCCGTTGCCGACAAGGATGTTGGCGCTGTCAAGAGCGGCGAGTTTGCTGAAGGCAATGGCAGCCGCCCCATCAATGTCCGCATTGACCAGTCCGCCGCGCACAACGGAGGCTGCGATGCGCTTGGTCAGTCCACTCTGCTCGATGACGAACTCGTCGCCGCCTGCGAGGGTTGTGGTTTGGGTTAGTTGTCCGATTCTTTTGGCCATAGGATTGGAGGTGTGAAAGTGGGAAGGTAAAAGGTGGGAAGGTTAGTTGAGCGCGGCTTTGAGGCGGGTCTTGAATCGGGCGGCGTCGCCGGGGGAGATGTCGGTTTTGCGGGTTGGGGCGACTTGTTGGTGGGTGAGGACGAGGTTTAGGGGGATGTT